AATGCCCAAGCCGCCAAAGACTCAGCTGATGCTCTTGGAACCGTAACTAAGGCCGCTGATGTTTTTAAAAATATTGTTGATGGCTTAGAACAGCAAAGACAAAGCGCTATGGGTCAAGCGGATTTTGATACTGCTCAGTTAGGAGTTATGGGCCTAACAAAAGGAGCAAATAGGAAACAGGCTGAAAGGCTAGCTATTCAAAATAATCCAAGCTTAACTCCAGCAAACGCTCTTGAAAAAGCTAGACTAGAAAGAGACTTTCAGGGAAGAATGAACCTGCGAACTAAGGATGATGCAGTTATTAATTCTGATTTCTTAGATAGCATGGTTGATGCCTCCGTCCAGTTTAGAGATAACTTCGCGGCTGCTTTTGCAGAAGGTATAAAAAGTGTAGATGATCTTGAAGACGCATTACTAAATGCAGCTAATCAGTTTTTACAAAGCATGACCAAAAACTTTGCGAATAAGTTTATGGATCAAGCTGCGAGTGAAGGTGGTGGAAAGGGTCTTTTTGGCCTTGGTATTGGTATTTTTGCTAATGGTGGCCCAGTTCGTGGTGGCTCTGGTAACCGTGATGACGTTCCAGCCATGCTAATGGGTGGAGAGTATGTCATGAACAAAAAAGCTGTTCAGCGTTATGGATCAGGATTCATGGAAGCTATAAACTCTGGCTCTGTTCGTGGTTTCGCTCGCGGAGGTCAAGTTAGAGATGAAGAGGGTATGTTTACGACCCCGGGTATGCGTGGCGCTGGAGCTATTGTTGGAATGAAAGACCTTATGTCTTTCGCTACTCAAACCCCAACAGCTTTAGGTAGAGATGATATAAGGTCTGAAGGAGCTTTCTTAGGTGCTGAGAGCGGTAGATTCACCATGTTTGGCCGAAGGAATAATCCCCAATTCCAAAAGGTGCAAGATGCCAAGAGGCAAGCTCTTGGTTTAGTAGCGTCAGAAGCAGAGGCTCACAGACAAGCGAAGGAGCAAGAAGTTAGCTTGGGTGACATGTTAATGTCAGCTGCTATTAGTACTATTGTTAGTTTTGGAGCTTCAAAAGCATTAGGAGGTTTAAAAGGAGCAAACGGTAAGCCTTTGCTTGGTAAAGGAATGACAGGGCTTTTATCGTCTGGAGCAGGTAACTTAGCTGGGGTTCTTACTACTGGCGCTCCTGCTTCTGGCGGGGCGTTTGGAGCTGCGGCGGCAAGTGGGGACTTGATGAATATATTTTCAGATGATAGAGGCGGAAATTCTAAAGGTTATTTTGATGTAGGTGGTGCGGGTTCAGGAGCAGGTCTGCCTTCAGTAAAATCTGCACATCACAGCGATGGCAAACCTAGTATGCTGCCTGAACATGAGCCTCTTCGCTTGGATCAGTTACCTCCCGTAGGCAGGCCCGGGGTTGGTTATGCTACAGGAGGTTTAATCCCTGCTGCTGGAGGAGTTGATACGGTTCCCGCAATGCTTTCAGGTGGAGAGTTCGTCATGAACGCTGCTGCCACAAAGAATATTGGAGCAGGTAATTTACAATCTTTGAACTCTGGGGCTGGAGCTGGCGATAACACCAATCTCGTATCCAAACTTGATGAGTTAATTACTGCAACAGAGACATCTCAGTCTACAGGTGATATCAACATAACGATCAATGGCTCTAATGGAACTGAAAGTCAAACAGGAGGCGAAGATGCTCCAGAAAGAGAAAGAAAATTATCTGAGAGAATTAAAGTCGCCGTTAAACAAGTGATTGCAGATGAACAAAGATTAGGAGGACAACTTAGAAAGTAATGTTTGGATCAAGATTAAATGACGAAGTAGCTGTAAACATAGCTTCGAACCATATTTCTGGTATTAGCTCTGTAGACTTATCATACTCTAATAGCCCAAATATACTCAAACCTTTAGGCTCCAAAAAAGGGTTAACTACTGTCGGTGGGGCTACTCAGCAGAAACTTTCTATCTCTAGGCATCTCATATACAATGATGTTATTTTAAGTTTTACTGGTTCCAATGCTATGGCTGGTCAAATTGTATACGGAGGGAATGCATATGGCTTTAGTAATGGATTCTTAGATTCGTATTCTGTCAATTGTGCGGTAGGATCTGTGCCAAAAGTTAACGCTTCTATTTCTATTTTTGATGAAATGGATTCATCGAATGAGACCATAGGAGATTTTAGTTCTAATGAGGTGAGTATTCACATTCCATCTCAAGGATCAATTAGTATAACGTGCGACAATTCTACTTCAAATAGGGTTATTGGTTTCGATTACTCCATAAAAGCTAATAGAAAACCTCATTTCTCAATAGGTAGCGAAACTGCGGTTTCTGTCGAGCTTGTCCCACCTTTGGAGTTCACAGCTCAGGTTCAAATTGAAGTTGATGAAACTGTTCCTAATAATTCCTTTGATTTTTTATCCAACAGAGAAAACAAATCTGTTTCTTTCGATATTGACGGTAGAGGTGGGCAGGATATTCAGGCATTGACGATTCCTAATGCTACATTGGTAAGTGAATCTATATCAGCTTCTGATAATGGTTCTGCTATTTTAAATTTAAATTATATTGGTCATGGCTTCTGATTTATTTTACAACAGAGACTCAAATATTTCTGGAGTTACAATTCAGTCTGATTATTCAGGTCTTAGTCTAACTCCTGTCTATGGTTCTAAAGCTTCTTTTAAGTCTAAGAATTTTATGTATGAGGTTGATGATTTTCAAATCAACTCCATACCCTCCTCAATGAATAGTCTAGAGGTTCAGTATGATGTACGGTACGACCTAAATGAAGCCAACACTCAGAAACTAGCCACATTTATCGAGAGTAAAAATGGTAATCAATTGTTTGATTTTAATATAGACAATAGCGGGATTTATAAATCTATGTCTGGGGTGTCTGACAACTACGCGATTAATCATGTCAACAATCAGCATTATGAAGTCGCTGTTTCTTATTCTGTAGATCAAGCTCCAAATTTATTTAATTGGTCTGGGATGAATTTTGTTAATTTAGATTTCCAAAACTATGCTTACTCTACCACTTATGAAAAATTTGATGTTGTTTTCACTGGCATAAGTTCCAATAAACTAAACAACTATTATTACTGTACGGAAACCCACTCATCTTCTGCTGCGAATTCCCCAACGGGGGCTAGCTCAGCATGGTCTCAGGACTTTTTCTTCAAGCCTGATGTTGGTTTGCAGAATGATGTTAAATTAAAAAACGAAGTCTTAGAATTTAAAAACTCTTTTAAGCAGAGAGTTAAAACAAAGGATAACAACGCTTCATTCCAGCTTAAGTATGACTTCACAGATATCAGCGACAAACAACTTAAGTGTATGTTGCACTTCTTAGAGAATAAGGCTGGATACAGAAGGTTTAGACACGATATAGAATCGGTCTATAATAGACCAAAAGCTATGTATTGCCCAGAGTGGAATCATACATGGAAGTTTTTTAACACGCACGATTTATCCGTGACGTTAGTAGAAGATGTTTTAGGTGTAATCCCAACAGGAACTTGATATGGCTAGAGATATTTTAAAGAGTAATAATTCACTTGTGTTTGTTGGTCAAAAGCCAGCATTTACAACTGGAATCGGAGTGAACAGTCAGTCCAGCGCTTGTATGAGCGCTGTTCAAAGTGTAGCTGTCGGTTTTTCACAACCAAGGCAAAAGTCAAAGCAAATCGGTTCTAAAGGGTTAGCTATCAATGATATCACCAGATCGCCAGACGTTGATTTAGCTATAGATTACTATTATACCCCAACGATGTTGAACGAAAATATGTTGGGCTTAATAAATGATCAAACAGGTACAGCAAAGTCTCCTTTTTTTAGTGGTTATACCAACGAAGATCAAAACTTTTTTATAGCGAATCATCCTAATCAAGGAGTAGATATGATTCAAAATAATGAACTAGCTTTTAAATCATCACTGACTAATATTTCTGAAGTCATTTCTATAGGTAATGCATTTTTAACAAACTACTCTTTGGGGTTTTCAATAGGGTCTGTGCCAATTGTATCTACTACATATAAATGCTCTAATATTAATATTCAAACAGCCCACCAAGGAGACCCCCCCTCTTCTTCTGAATATGAGATACCAGCGATCAATCTTAATTCAGGAAACAATAATCATGCTGGAGAGATAAAATTGACATCGGCTAGCATTAGCGGTTTTGGGGGTTATACAGCAGTCAATAGATTGAATCCACCTCTTTGCTCCCCCACAAAAGTAAGCTCAACTCTTCA